AATCTGTTGTTTAAAGTCGGGACTGTATCTTCTTCTTTGCTTGCCTGCGCTGCGCTTGTGGCTCTGGCATGGTCAACCTTGGCGACTCCTGATATACGCAGGCAGGTTGATATTGTTATACAGTCAGAAGTTGAGCCGTGGGTTAAAACGATAGATGCAAAGCAAAATAGGAACGATGTTGACCATGATGCAATAATTAAAAAACTCGATCGTATGGAAAAAATGCAGCTTATACTGATGACTGACGACCAGAGGAAAAAGGTGCGCTTTTTACTGGAGAGATAAATAAATGAAATCTTCTCGTTTAAATCGTGACATTATGGGGCATAGTTGCATACTTGGAACTATGTTTGTAGATGGGATGCCGTTATATACGCTTGAACGGCCTTGGCTTGACAACACGCATAATATCAGTTGTATCCCTACAGGCATATATAAATGTGTATATATGGATAGCTCTTTTGATGGTAGGCTGCGGAATGTTTATAGTGTGCGAAACGTGCCGGACCGTGAGGGAATATTGTTGCATTCAGGTAATTTTGTTGACGAAACACACGGCTGCGTTTTGGTAGGTCTTGGGAGAGATATTGAGAGCAATAAAATTATTAATAGCAAAAAAGGTATGGAAAAACTCATCGAATTAATGGGTGATGAATTTGATTTGATTATAAACCAATAACGAAAGGTTTAATAATGAAAAACGCAATGAAGCTATTGAAATCTCGGACATTCTGGTTTAACGCTATCACCGGAGCTATCACGGTTATTGACGCGCTCAATGGGAAAGTTATCCCGGTTGAAATATCCGGAGCGGTGGTAGCGATTGGGAACGTGGTCCTGCGCCTGCTGACGATTAAGCCGGTAAGCGAGAAGTAATGATTGCCGATACCAACGGAGTTGATTGTTTGCTGATCCGTGAAAACGAGATCGGCATATACGACACGGTGCAATACTGCGTGATTTACAGTTGCACAATTGGCAATACGGTATCAATCAGGACGAAAGACGGGCAGGAAATGAAATTTGTTTTTCCAAAAGAAAAGTTTATTGAAAGGATTACAAAATGCCAGAAGAAATAAAAGATGTCGAAGCGAAAGATGCCAAACCGACAAGCAAAACAACGCTTGCGTTAATCGCTGCGGTTGCGTTACTCGGTGGGTTAGAGGTAACGGATATGGCTACTGCTACACAGCAGAAGGACGCTATCATCAGCGAGTACCGCTCTGAGCGTGACAGTGCCGCGGTAAAGGGCGGCGTGACGGTTGTTGCCGATAAAGCGGTGGTGGACAAAGCGTGGAATCCCGGAGATAATGAGAAGTACTTGACAACCGGGAATACGCTCAAGCTCATGCTCGTTGACACGGTGACGAATCAAACGCTTTTCCTGAAACACTACAATGTTGGCGCTCGGTATCAGATAGTACTCAAGGCGCAATTTTTCCCGGTGCCTGTAAATCCGCTGCCGGTTGAAGAGCCTGTATCTGAATTGGGGGACTAAATGAGAAATATTTTATTGATAATATTTGCGCTGGTAAGCGTGGCGTTTGGAGGCAGGGATACGTTTAATTTCGTAGCTGATACGCTATGGTCTACGGCTGCCAACTGGTCAAGTGGGTCAACACCAGCAACAACAGATACTGTTTATTTTACAAGCGCGAGTAATGGGCTATGCGTGCAAGACATAGACGATACAATAAAGTCATTGGTTTTTGTATCAGGCCATACAAATATTTTAAAAAGAAAAGTCAGTAATTTGTCTATAGCCGGAAATATTACATTTATCTCGGGGGACAGCATAAATACTGGAACGTCTACTATTACAATAACAGACGTTTGCACATTTACTTCAGCAAATAAAATACGAGTATATGATCTCACTATAAATTGTGCTGACTCTACAAAACTCGTCACGTTTGCCGACACGCTCAAAACTGCCACTGGTGGAGACTTTACCTTGACGCAAGGCAAAGCGACATTCAGCGGATACGGAATTGTAGCCGGTGGGGATGTATTGTTTAATAACGGGTGGAATAATTATGGCAATTTCATAACTATGGATGGCACGAATAGCACCTTACACAATGAGAGTACGGTGGGAACGCAGACGGCAACGAGTTGTGTATTTACTTTTAATTCGACAGGGCATACATTTGACTTAGATAAAGCTGCAAATAACTATTCTTATATTCTTGCGGCGAGTAGTGGTGTAACAATCACAAATGGAGCAGCACAATCAGTAAACCCCTCATCTGGGGCAGCATTGATAATTGGGAACAATGCAACATTAACACACAATGGCGCTGGAATTACTTTTCGTCCAACTGGAACAGTTAATTTATGGACTATTGGAACCGGAGTTACGTTTAATGGCACTGGATCGTTTACTCATCTGGCCGCGGTCTCATCGGTAATTACTATTCCAGCGACTACATACACGGGGACGGGTACATTGGCATTAACAATTAGTACCACGACAGACGTCGACTTGGGTGGTAATTTTGTATGGAATGGAAATTTAATATACTCTCAATCATCAACATCAACTCGTTATTTTAAAACCAATAACTATGATTTTAATATTGGGGGTTCTCTTCTTGCGGGTACAACGTCCATAACCGCTACAGTAGTATGCAAATTCATTTATGGTTCTTCTGTCTGCCACATGAAGTCAATAGATTTTGCTTCACGAGACTCTTCCGGATCTACGTACGTTGATAGTATGATGTCGTCAACTCGCACTGTTTCTGGATCGTACTTGATAGGTAAAAATAAAACAATACGACCTGGCACATCCACCGTCACCATAGATTCAACCGGATCAATCACCAGTGCAGGAAAACACTTTTGGGTACTGAAAAATGCGAGTTCCGCAACTCATCGTGTGACTTTGGTTGACTCAGTGCAAGCAGATTCTGCGTTTGAAAATAACAGTGGAAAACTGGCAGTAGGCGCGAATACAATCCGCACAAAAAACTATACCAATATTTCGCCTGATAGCATGACCAGTACAGGCAATCTTATTCTTACAGGTAATTTCTTACGTAACACAACTGCCTCTTATGCAACTGGCGGTGGAATATTTTTTGATACCGCTACAAATAGATCACAAACTGTAACCGCCAATGGTGCACAATTGCGACAGATCACTTGTAAATGGCTTACATTTTTGGATAGTACAAAGGTCAATAAATTAACGGTGAGCGATGCAGGAAAGATCACTCTACCGGCAAGTGTTGGAGTAAGGGTTGATACTATTGGTAAGCTTGATGGGTCGGTCGGAGCGCAGGATAGTTTTGTTTCCAGTTCTCCCGGTACTCAGGCAAGGTGGTGGATACCGGGGCCGACTACTACGAGCCTATATAGATATTGGAAAGACATCAATCGAATGGGTGGAACGTCTACCGCTGCGGCAACGAATACCAATGGCGGGAACAATTCAAACGTGCTGTTTCTGGGCACGCTCTCTTGCGCTCAATCGCCACAGATTGACACGGTTGGCAAGGCGATAGTCACAATGGCGAATGTCCTAAGTTATGGTACTGCTGACAGTTTCAATTTTGCAGCACTCCCGGGTGGATTGTCGGGAAACAAAACAACCGGCCAAGTAACCGGCACTCCGACCACAATGACCGCAAAAGCGGGGTATCGGCTGGTTGCATACGGATCAAATAAAACTGATTCGGCGGTTGGATATGATACGATAACCGTGAAGGATGCTCTGCCGATCATCTCCTATACCTCACCTGCCATTGATACGGTGGGCAAGGCGGCCAGTTATACCGTAACCTCGACCGGAGGTGCCGTGGTATCATACGCGCTCACAACGGGCACTCTGGTGCCTACAATGGCGCTCAATACCAGTACAGGAGCAATAGCCGGGACGCCTGGAGCGGCTAAAGCGGCCACAGTATACAGGATCACGGCGACCAATGGTACTGGTACGGGTTATTTTGACTGGACGGAGAGCGTTGTGGTTGTGGTTGTGGATGTGTCGGTAACAGCAAAACGGCGGTCATCGTGGAGTTTCGGGTTTGGGTATGGGTTCAGGTAGGTTAAAATATTTAGTCGCCGCCTTTCAAATAAAGATTCGTGTAATTGCGTATAACGTTTCCGGTGTTGTGCAGTGCGGCTACAATTCCAACTCCATAGTGTTATCCGCATTGCATAACGCCGGTGTTGTGCGCTGATTTTGCACACATTCAATATTCTCTTTTTGGCTAACTTCTTCCGGCATGGATGCCGGTTCTTGGCTTTCAAATTGCAAAACTTCTTGAGACATCCGCAAAGCCGCTATCTCACAATATTTTTCTTCAATCTCAATACCGATTGCTTTTTTATTCAAATCTTTGGCTGCTCGAAGGGTTGTTCCCGAACCCATGAACGGGTCAAGAATTGTTTGCGGGTTATCTTTAAATTTTTGAATTATGGCCTTGAATAATCTTACTGGTTTTTGAGTTGGATGAAACCTCGGAAGATTATTTTTTCCATAACTATCGGCGTTAATAACTCCGCCATGCTGTATTCTAAATATCCAATCATACCCGCTTGTTCTATTCGTCCATGCAATTTCAAAAGGCGAACCCAATAAATTATCCGCTCTTTCTGTTACTCTTTTATCCCATACAATCCAACGTCCACGATGCGGAAGGATAGATGGAAAATAATTAGCACCAAAAACAACAACGTGTATCCCCGCAACAAAAACCAATGATAAATCAGGAACGTCAGAATCATTTTTTATGTTAGCCCATACTCTATCGTTACCATGATAATCTTTAAGGTGCTTGTTGGATTTTACAAAGTCTATTCCATACGGCGGATCGGTTATAACCAAATCGACCTGATTCAATGTCGGCAATATCTCCCGACAATCTCCGTGGTATATCGTAACTGCCGAATCCTGGTAGTATGGTTTTACCATGTTACGACCGTTGTTAAAGTTGCCGCAGCTAACCAATAAAGAACCATTCTAAAGTTGCCGGTTGGTAAATATCCAAACGCAGCGGCAACGTCGATGATTATTAACACGGTCGGAAGTATTTTTTCTCTTTGCATTTTTCTTTTCTCTTGTTGCGCCGGACGCGCAACGTGCCTTTCATAGCCAAAAAACTATTTATCGTGGTTTACGTGTGCAAACTTTGCGTACAACGTTTACGCAATTGCCCGAAGTTGCCGCCCACACCACTGACAATAATTACCATGATTGCCTGCATACTTATCACCGTTAGTACATACCATACACGGGGGATTAGGCAATTTTGGGCTTGCGTTGTTGGTTGGCTGTGTTTGCACACCTTCCAAGCTCTTGATGGCGGCATTCCAGATTGTTTCAGCAACACATTCAGCCCAAAAATATTTATAGCTATTTTTAGCCCACCACTCTTTGTATGTTCTTGCCGCCATATCTAAACATGCCTTTCGTGTGCAAACATTGCAACCAACGTTTGCCGCACCTGCTTGATGCGGCCTATCAAATTCAATAATACTTAGTGTAAAGCCGTTTCAAGCTGCGGATGTTGTAAGATGTAATATCACACCTTCAACGAGTCTTCTGCCGCCGCTTCTTCCAACTCTTCGATGCGCAACTTAAGCTCCGTGTTTTCCTTTTCCCAAGCGTCAATTTCCTCTTTTAACGCACAGGCTGGACATTGACGACCCTCATAGCATATTTCTTCGTGATTATATGAGCACAGGTTCATATTTTCCTTTCTTGCGGCGGCCTATCAAAACCGCTTTACGTGTGATATTATTTCTTACAACGTATGACAAATGTGTGCCGCGCCCTATGTAACTGGCGACCAATCGCACTTTTTATTGACACAGGTAGTAACAAGTTTACCGCCACAATTTTCGCAGCGTGGCATACTTTGTTTGTTGTGCGCTTTAGGCCGCGCTTCCAAAGTTTCCAGTCGCTTGCAAAGTTTATCGAAGCGATACACTGCTCCATTGCTATGCGTAAAGACACTTTTACGGAACCACTCTTTGAACTCGATTGCAAGCGACATATTAACCTGCCTTATGTTAAGTGGACTATTGCGTACAACGTTTGCGCTATGCCGAAGTCGCGGCTTTGCGCGATTTGCGAAGCGGACGGCATGGCGCTGTTGTATGACGTGACTGCCGACTCAGCATTATCCTGCGGGCGCATTCTTCGTCATTAACGATAACAACCTTTTGACCAATTTCAAAGTCGTGATTAATAATATCCATTCTGTCATCACATAAAACCTCGACTAAGGCAATACGCAAATATGCCTTGTCACGTCCGCCGACAAAAAAAGGAATTTCTTTGTCAATTTTAGATACAGTACCGATAATCATGTTTTCTCCTGCGCCCGCCTATAAAATGGTTCGGCAGGCATGTTATACAACGTTTAGCGCACCTGCTTGATGCGCGGATTTGCGCGTTTCAATCTGCGCTTGTTAGATGCTGGTTTTTTAACTATCTTAGTGTAGCGCGATTCTTTTAAATCTCGCTTCAAACTAGCCAAGGCTTGACCAAGCTCAAACATCAATTCGGGAAACTTCATTTTGCTATAGTTCTTCATCGCGCCTCCATATTAAAAAGTTAAAAAACTTGCATCTAACGTCTTGTAAACGCCCGAAGTGGGCCGTTATATTCATACACCATCTTCAAAAGCAGGCCCATTTTGGGCTTTACATGTTGTAGGCTGTACCGGCACACCTTCAACAATCTTCAGGGCGCGCATTTGCTCGGCTAATTTGCCAAAATCTGCATCGGTGTATGCGACACCTTGACCAAGGTGATCCCTGTAGGTGTTTTCAGCAGTCATACCGTCTCGTTCACTCATTAATGCTTGTAATTCAATAAAGTGATTTGAAACGTTAATAGTTACATTGCCGAGTCCTGCCATTGCGCGCCCCTTTCAAATCGTGGTTTACGTGTGCCGGTATTGACTACAACGTTTACGCAACGTGTGAAGTGCTGCCAGCATCAAATAAATCTGTGCGGCGAACTCGAATACACCCACGGCATGGATAAGTATCTAAAGTTTGATCGTGCGCTATATGTTTGCAACCGCTACAACCTGGCAGCATTTCATCCCTTGCGTTGTTGTACGCTGGTTTTGCAGCTTCCAAAGTTTTAGCGCGAACCGTAAACCACGCTTGCCAAATTTCCGAGGCGTTGAGGCTGTCGCCTACATGATCTCCTAAAAATTTATTTACCATATTGACTGCTGATATTAATTCCACTAGCGCCTCCTAATTAAAAGCTGCAAAACTTGCGTATAACGTTGCCAAACGCGAGAAGTTACCGCTTCGGTAATTTAGCCTTGCGGCATCCCTTTGCCTGTTGGTTGACTGTTCGGCTCGCTTCCTTAATGTTAAGGCGGCGATATTGCATAACATACTCAAGTGGTAACTTTTTACCGACATTTAACGAACCAGTAACCCACTTATCAATCGGGTCTATAATAAAAAACTCGTCGGTAGGCCTAATAATTTCACCTGCACTAAGATAACGATATTTTAATCTCTTCGCCGCCATATTAAACCCCTTTTTTAAGAGCCGTATTGCGTACAACGTTTGCGATTATGTGCAGTGCGCGTCCTTTTGCGCATTGAGGCGTTGCACTTCGTTAATGATACGAGTGATCGTTTAGGTATCAGGTACACTATCTAAGATAGCCGCTATTCCAAAACGCAACGCCGTCACATAGTCGATGTTGGTTGTCTGTGTTTGCACACCTTCCAAGCTCTTGATGGCGGCATCCCAGCATGATCGAAACCCAGCTTCTTCATCGCAATGCCATTCGTTTTTCCACCAGTCGTCAAATGTTTTTGCCGCCATATATCAAATCTGCCTTTCGTGTGCAAACATTGCAACTAACGTTTACGCAACGGGTGAAGTTATACATTTCCAATATGAATGATGACAACAAGGAACATCATCAGGTCGCAAACACTTAAACGGCCCTTGATGCACATACCCATAGTAACAATTTCCACAATCTTGTATAATTTCATCCCTTGCGTTGTTGTACGAAGGTTTTAACGCCTCCTTACAATACTTTTTTATGCGCTCCCAGCAATCACGATCCATTTGTTCCGTGGCATGTTGCCTGACAAAATCACTAAAAGCACAAATATCATGGTCAAGCATAAAAACTCTCCAATAAAAGCGTTAAAACTTTTGTATAACTACTTGTATGTTGTAATATACTTAAATATACTTCTCACTCCAATTAATATCTTTTGTATTTTCGAGATTCGGAGTAATTTTTAAAATACCACATTTCGCGAACCGTCTAAATGCCTCGCTCATCGAGCCTGCTGTATGGTGTTGGCATCCGTGTATCTTTGATAGCCGCTGTAGCAGTTCCCAAAATGCCGGTTCAGCATATACAAACCTTTTTTCCATTTTAATTTGTTTTGTCATATACTTAAATATACACCTATTTGTTGTCGCTGTCAATGTATTTCTTCATTTAATTTTAATTTAACAACCTGCCATAAATTTCTGCTCTTTGTGCGCCTCGATAATTCTGGAATTATCTGGCTCAATTTTATGCGTATACTCACGGAGTTTTATTTCCTCGCCCGTATCGGTAAAGCATACCGCACAATAACCTTGCGCTGTGCTTGTATGTCCGTGTTTGCATTTGTAAATTGGCATTATTCCATCCACTCCATTGTTATCAAAAGATGAGGATTTTCTTCCGACATGAATTTCCTTCCAGCAACATCCCAAATTAAAGAATCGTCTCTCCATGCGACATGATTCAATCCGTCGCAAACAATTTTTATTATGTTGTCAATATCCGGCTTCGTCAATTTGCAAAATAATCCCTCGTTGTATTCCCATCTATTTTTTTTAGACTTTGGTAAATGAAAATACGCTGTTACATTTAGGCTGACGGGACAATCCAGAACACGCCACGCGATCCCGGCTGCCTGCATGAAATAATATTTCAACTGCGCCTCAAAGTTTTCTGTCTTGGCCGGAGTATATGTCGCTACAAAATTTCCACGTCGAGCGAACTTCGGACGACCCTTCGCAACCGGGATTCCTGGGACTGTGAATTTTAATTGTGGCATAATTATTTTATCGCCTCATAAATATTTTTATTGGGTCGATCAATTTTAGTTTTTACCTTTTTAGTTCTCACAATTTTGCACGGATAATCTGCATAACATGTTTTTTTAGTATTAACAGGACAAAATTTATATACTTTTTTTTGAAATGCCTTACACTTAATTTGTTTTATTCATTGTCGATATTTTTCTCCCAGGCCACATCAGCTTTTTCCTCGTCCGTCAACTCATCATAATCCGGGTCCGGCTGGCCTACGCAGGGAGTAGAGTATTGCGGATCGTTTTGATCGTGCGGAATATGGGCGAAGTATTTTGATGCGTCCATTATCTTTTATTCCTCCGCTTGAAATGCCGCTCAGTATCGTATGGCGTGGAGTGGATACATGATATACTGAGAAATAATATTGACATAAGAATAAAAGCGCATATCCCAACCAGTATTTTTTCAGATAATGGCATATTGACAATCAAATATATAATCTGGTGCAACATATCGTTCCTCTCTAACCGGAAATGATTTAAGACACCATCGTTTATGATAACCACGCCCTGTCGAATTGCGCTCCTGCATCTCGGTAAACTCGTATCCATCTCGGCGCAATTCGCTCAGGCGCTTACGCAGTTCGGTACCGAGACCCATCTCAACGGCCTCCCTGACGCATAATCCGAGTTCGTCACGGGCTATCATAACGAGGATTATATTTTTCTGCTGCTGCGCGGTATAAAATGGCATGGAAATTATCCTTTGTCAAAAAGGGAGACCATCATCTGTAGCTGTCGGTTGTGCGTCAACGCCACTGTTTACTCTGTTCTCGTGCGCCTCAAGAGAGTTGTTACGCATCTCATCAATCCATGCCGGTGTGGTTGTATTTTCAGGGATCATTTTTTCCAAACCCTTGATACACGGCATGATTGCAGATGGCCTCTGGCTGGTTGTCCCGTCGAGCTTTTTGTACTCAACGATATTCAGCATACAGTTGATCCCCTTGAGACGCTCGACATCAAAACCTGCGAGTTCCTCTTCTGTAAATGCCTTACCGCGCCAGTTCTCCAAGTCTTTCCGAAGGTTAGCCTTTTCGTTCAGAGATAGCGTGTAAAACTTGCTGACCATAAATCGCTTTCCGGCGTATTCCCCATTTGTCATCTGTGCGTTGATTTCCCAGCACACGACAACTTGGTGCTTCTGGATTGGCTTGCCCTGGAACGTGGTTTCATGAGTTCCGATGTCCTCAACAAAGGCGCATACAGCCTGCACTACTCCGATTGGCAGCGGCTCGTATGCTTTCCCGTTATTCCTGGCAATGATAGGCATGATAAATCCTTTAGTTAATGGTTGTCAAATTTATTTTATGGTTATGTTATTTTTCTCTACCAGAGCCGCGCCACACACGACTTCCCCTGCCTTGATAGCTTCCTTGATAGCTGCTTTAATCGGTACGCGCTCTGTTCTCACATCAATGTATTTGTCATCGAGTAATGCCGGATTGAGTATTTCAACACTAACCGATTTTCTCCAACCGATAACGCATGTATCATTTTCAATTTTTTTACCCTGCGGTACGCATCGCGCCATGTAGCCCTTGATCCAATCAGCATTCTTAGCGTGAGTACGTGCGCGGTCAAGCAGCTTGTCGGCCTGCTGTTTGAGCGCATCTGCCATGGCGCTCTCATTGATATAATAGTGGGCGCAGGATATGGCCTTATCGCTCATATCCATCTGGATGGCGTCAATTTTAGTATCCCAATCGTCACTATACACGCCCTCATTGATAGCCGCCTCTGCATCACGGCAGGATAGCAGGTTGCTCAGTTCTCCGCTGATTTCATACAGTTTCATTGTGGTATGTCCTTTTCAGTATGTTCCGTGATTCAATCCATTGGTTCAACATTTTAATTTGTCCTCCGATCATTGCAAGTGAAGCAGTGGCTTTGTCGGGATATTCGGTCATTGCGTAATAATTGCGGTAATGCTTTTCAAGCTCAAACACATTGTCGCTTAATACCTGCAATTCCTCAATTAGCGAGTCGCTGACTGCTAAATAAGTGAGTTCCATTAGTTGCTCCTCGGATTAGGTTTTTATAATCGCTCAAACGCCGGGCCTATTGCGCGGTCCGCTTTGCGTCGATCAGGCAGTGGCAATGTGATATTGTGCGTATCCTTGCCCACATTATACCATAAAATTAGACCTGTTACCTCGCGTGTTAGGCACTCCGGCCAGGTGCGACCGATACACGGAGTTATATCGTTTCCGTCACGCAGGATTGCTGCAGCGTACATCACTTCAAAAATTGTCGGGACTCTGTAAGATGGAGTTTTCATTTCGTCCATCATACACGCGATACGTTTTTTGCGCGATTCAAACGCAATTGTCGGCATTGGCATATTATACCTCGCTTGATTTAGTTTTCCCCTGGACCCTTGGCTTGCGATATTTGCCATACGGCATATATAGATATAACGGGCAATCAGGGCAATCACAATCCACTTTCCCATCCACGTACCACCCGGAACAATGAGCGCACTGAGCCACAATAGCCTGCATTGGGGTCAGGATCGTATTGTTTTGCACGTATTTGACGTATAGGTCGCGTCCTCGGCTCATCGGGGCACTCAAAGCCGCCTCTAAGTATGATTCGCGTTTTAAAACTGCTGTAGCATCTATTTTACGTGCTGCGCCAGTTCTGGTTATTTTGTGGCCCTTTTCAAACATTGTTTTATCCTTTTTGCATAGTAAATTACGCTTATATTGTATAATATACTACTTATTTGCTGCAAAGTCAATATTTATTTTATTTAATTTCAATTTAATTTTATCTCGATATTCCCGCACCTGTTCCAGTATCCTATCACGAGCCGGGCAGTCGGTGTACTGCTCGGCCAGGCGCTCGCATTCGGCGGCTTTTTCTGCCAGTGACATATCGCGCCAAGGTTTAGCGGTGTTCATCACGTATTATCAGCCCGCACCCTTCCGCTGCTCTTACTCCCACGTTCAACCGATCCACGGCTCAGTACCGGGCTGCTGATATTATCCGATAGTACCGGGCTATACGATGCTCCGAAATCGTGCGCTTGCGGTATCCATAGGATGCGGGATTTTGGCGATACGCCGATATCATCCAGGTCTACAAAGTCGAGTGATTGACAGCGTGATATTTTCTGATACGTTACCATGATTGCGCCTTTCTGGTTAGAGTGTATAATACCCATTTAGCAATACAGATTATTTTGCTCTTAAAATCGGTCGCAAGGATTATCAAAAAAGCCTGTTTGAGTTTCATCATACCGTCCGCACCTTTCATCATATTTTAAGGTTATCATACCTTGCTTTCCAGCGTATCTGAATTTTATCTTTTGTATATGTATCTCAGTAATGTTATTTATCATATCCCGGTGAACGCATATACCATTGTCTGCTTTATTCCTCCAATGACTTGAGCCTTGTATGTCGTACAACTCAGGAATTGGGTATACTCCGTTTTTATCCTTTGTCATTTTTGTCGGGTGAGCAATGATAAAAAGGTGAATATTATGCTTGCGTGCAAATTTTCTTAGTTTCCGCAAGCACACACCTATAAAGTCAGAATCGTTTATATCTTTAGGTTTTGATAATTCTATTTCATTCCACGGATCAATAATAAGCGCATCTATATTTTTGTCCTTAATTAATATTTCAGTCTGGCCGAGTATTGCGTTTAGGTCAATATCTTCCTCTAACGCATCTATAAAGTAAAACCGTTCTCCTATTATTTTAATAGCTGTTATTAAATCATCTCCTGATTCTCTTAGTTTTTTCCCTGTTATTTTTTCAATCAGTTTATGATAGTGCATTTCAATCGGGTAGTTTTCAGGGCTGAATACGGCGAATTTCCAATCTGCAAGAACTGTTAGGTTAATTGCGAGCGCGTCCATAAATTCACTTTTCCCGTGAGACGGCATTCCAGTGATAACCGTTAATTGACCCTTTAGCACTGAAAAATATTGATCCAGGGATTCCCATCCGGTAGTTTTTCCTTTTGGATACCCATTTTTTATAATATTGTTTATTCTATCCAATATTTTATCTGGATTAATTAGTTGAACCTCATACCTTTTTTCAATCTTAGAACCAAAAACAGGTTCTGTTTTCTCAATTCTATCACCATAACCCAAAGCATATAACTCTTTGGCTGCTGCACTATAATCTCCATTGTGTTCAAGTGTTGCATAAACTGCGCTCGGTTTATATACGTGATTATTCTCAAATTTTGTCGATGTGCTGAAAACATAGAATCTATCAGGTATGGCATTCCATGTTGCTGAGATAGACCGGTCCTGTTTTCCTGGTCTTTGCCAATACACCTTGTTTTTTACGCTAAATAAAGCCCGCCAACCATGTTTGATTAGAAGTGTATCCAGAGTATGCCTTGAATCATAATCATCGAATGGCGAGCGTCCTATGCGTGTATTTATAATGTTTCCCGCTGGTTCTTTTGGTTCTTCTGTAATTTGGTTGAAAGAACGAGCGGATTGTATCAATAATTCCGTTTCTTCATTGGTCAAAAGGCTTATTTTGTCGAATTGACCGTATTCCAGCAAATAATCTGGCGATGGATAGCAGCAGAAATATCCGCCTTCTCCTCTGGTTTCAATGGTCGCCTTGTGCTCAAAGTTGTTGGCAAGTTTTACGTTGCCTATTAATATATTGCTCCTAAATATTACATGATAACCACCTGACGGAGTCTTTTCTATAACCAGTTTAGATAGCAGTTCTGGATATTGTTCGTTCACAAGGAAAAGCCAGGGATTATACATATCACCGTTTTTTACATCGAAATCAATGCATATTAACCCACCGGATATTTTCCCGCAGATACAGGCGATCTGTGACGCTTTAAACAATGCTGCATCTAATTTAGTTGGCAACTGGGTCTGGTATTGTTTCCATGCAATCATAGGCCGTTTCATTTCACATGGAATAACAGATAAGCCATAACTAATGTATAGCTCGTAAGTGTTCATTGTAACTTTCTCGGCTTTATAGGGTTATAAATATTTCCCAAGGAAGGCATAAATGGAACTTCACTTGTTTTGATATGGTTTTTCAATGAATTTGCAAAAACTTCTTTGCTGTAATTAGAAAAAGCCTCAAACCATATTTTTGTTTGAATATCGTTGAGTTTTTTATCATAATATTCAAGAAACCATGTCATTTCTGATAAAAACTCTTCTTTGGTCATAATAGTCTACATCTTTCTACTGGTTGTATTGTTGTTGAATTGATATTTTTCAATTCAAAGACCCCCTGCCACGAATTGTCTATTGATTGCTGAATTATAGATATTTGTTTTTCAAAGTCATTAGGAGCAAGTTTTTCAAGTTTTGCTATAATACTTATTTGAGCGTTTTCAGTTGCTGGTTTTTTTATTAGTTTTCTCATCTCAAGATAATAAGGCCATATTTTAGATAAATGACAAGGTATTGAAAATGTTGTATTTGTATTAATATTTAAATCGGTTAAATTATTCGTCGAATAATGGGGAGTTTCCTTTACTTTACTATTCTTTATTTTCTTCTTTATTTGGTTCTTTCTTTCTTCTTGTCTGAGAATAGCATCGGAACGCTCTTTTGATACTGATCCTATACGTTTTTTGATTCCATTTGAAGTATAAAATCCATGTTCTGTTTCATAACAAAAGCCAACAGATATGGCGTTTTTGAGTATTTTTTCATGTTCTTCTATGGTTATTCGGCAATTATTCGCATGTAATTCGGCGAATAATCCATTAAAATTAACTTCTCCTATTTCAGTTTTGTACGCAGATTGCCAGAATTTTAATATCCAGACAAGTCCATTATTACCATGTAGCATTTCTATTGATTCTATTTTTTCATCAAAAGAAACATCTACAGGAAAATAATCTAACCCTGTTTTTTTTGGTCTTGCCATAATTTTTTAAAAAATCCGGCCACAAAAAGCCCGAGCCATAAATAGCCGACGAGAGCTATAAACAGCAACTAGTTGCAGCCGGATATATTTTTACGTGGATCAATTTAAGTCTCGTCGTTGATTTTTTCGGTAAACGGCAGTAGCCGTCCATACCATACATTATAACCTATTTCCCTATAAATGTCAAATATTTTTTCATTTAAATGTTGAAATATCCAATTAAATAACCTATATTATACTCATGGAAACCTATCAAACCGAGATCCCTGCGCTCCCCAAAGAGCAAACCGAACCCAACGGCCACATCGAGCAATCCCCATGCGCCGATTGCATCATCTACAAGAACAATATCAATCACAAACTCGACGCGCTATGTATGATGTGTCCCATAGTACCATGAAATACACGTTTAAAGCCCCGACAATGGCCTTATTAATGTTTAGCCTATCATCCGGTCAATACCAGGACTATTACCGCAATGGCTGGCTTTTCCTGACGTATAACGATACGATTAAACCGGTTCCTAATTTGTATTTCGACCTGGATCGCACATACTCAAACCACCATAAAATAGATTTAATGCAAAATCAAGCCGGTGATAAATTCTGGCAAGTATCAATAATTCAGGAACCGAAAAAAGAAAAATATTGATTTATATCTAAGAATAGATTATATTAAATATAGCATAAGGGGCATTGTGTGCAGCATATCCTATTTTCGGCTCTACTGCAAGCGGGGCGCGTCCTGAATAACAGGGGCACGGGATAATACGCCGCAACACTAACGGGAGCGAGGGCAGCATGGATGCGCCCTATGTGCAGCAAAGCACTGGCCCGGAAATCGCCGTAGGGGTAAGGGGCGAAATGCGTTTTTTCATCAAAAACAATGTATAGAACGTAACTATTATGCTTGATGTATCAACAAAAAAACAACTCGGCTATGATAAGCGTCCTGGTCATTGCGGTCGCACAAAAGCCGGTGCAATACTTTCCATCAAAGGGATGTATCAAAAGGCTATGCGAGTTGTTGACGCTACGCTGGATCAAGGTGACCTCAAAGCCGCAATATTCGCAATTGAACAGGTTGACGGTAAAGCCAAACAGAAAATTGATGTGACATCGAAAAATAAACAGTTAAATACCGCTCCAATATTTCTCACTACCGACCCGGAATTAAAATCTATAGTTGAAAAACTTTCATCTGGTGAATAATGAAAACTATACCAACGCGGGTATATAAAGAGAATGCAGCCGCGTACCTCAGCAAGACAAAACGCCGCGCCCTCAATGAGGGTGGCACAACTTCCAGCAAAACTCACTCTATAATATCACTCTTAATCTATATCGCCCAATGTGCGATCAGACCGTTGATAATATCAGTGGTCAGTGAGAGTTTGCCACATTTGCGGAGAGGGTGTATTCGTGATTTCGTGCGTATACTTGGCGATGATTATGAAGACGAGAAATTTAATAAATCAGAACATATTTATAATTTTGGTAATGGTGCAATAATAGAGTTCTTTCCTGCTGATGATCCAACTAAAATGCGTGGTGGTCGCCGGGACATTCTCTATATAAACGAGTGTAATAATGTGCATTATGATTCATATCGTGAGTTAGATATTCGTACCTCACGTTTCACTTTTCTTGATTGGAACCCTACTTGCGAGTTTTGGGCACATACAGAAGGGTTAACTACTGACCCGCTGACCACTTTTATACACAGCACGTACCTCGATGTAAAGGCCGTGATAGGCTTCTTTGATCCTATCTCACGCGAGATTATCCAGAAGGTAATTGACAACATTGAGAGCAACCGGGACAAAGACCCGAACTGGTGGCGCGTCTACGGGTTGGGCCTTGTCGGTAAAATAGATGGCCTTATCCATCCTAATTTCACCACGATTAAAGATTGGCCAGAACATGGCAATGTGACCGGGTACGGATTGGACTTTGGATTTAATGATCCTTGTGTACTGGTTAGAAATAAAGTTATGAACGAGTTTTTAGTATCTGATGAGGTAATAGCTGAAACAGGATTAACCAATAGCGACCTTTCTACGCGAATGATTGCGGTGGGGCTGATAAGGGGGCGTGATGAGATCGTTGCGGACTGTGCAGAGCCAAAAAGTATTGAGGAGTTGCACCGTATGGGGTGGAATATTAAGCCTGCCATAAAAGGGCCGGACAGCGTTGTAGCTGGAATCCAGAAAGTGAACCAGTATAAACAGGTCTGGACAGAACGCAGTATCGGGGCTATAAAAGAGCAGCGGAATTATATGTGGGCGCGGGACAAGAACGGAAAAATACTTGATGTGCCTGCAAGCAATGGGTTTGATCACCGGATGGATGCGCGGCGGTACTGGCTTGCATCAAAGACGCTCGGCCCAGCTCCTGGTCAAGCTTTGAGATTAGCGATATGAACGAATTTAATAATTACGATGTTAAAAGAGTAGAAAAATGCGTATCTGAATTGCGATTGCATTTTGATACTGTACAAATATTTTGTACTCGTTCTGATGATACCGGTGATAGCACACAGAACATACATAGCGGTCGAGGTAATTGGTTTGCCCGATACGGACAAGTGAAAGCCTTTGTACATGACCATGAAATAGGTTATATTAATGCTATAAAGCAAAAAAGTCAAGAAGATACAGAAATTTAACAAGGATTGAATATGTCAAATGAAAGTGGATTGCCAACAGCATCGCAGTTAGTACCTGATAGCAGTATATACAATAACCCAACAACAGGCATACTACAGGATTATACAGGATACAAAGATTACCGCACGGTTAATCAGTATGACTTTCTGGAGCATACGTTTGAGGGGTCGCGGCATTATCGAGATTGCGGTTATTTACAGTATACCGATAGGGAAATGTTTTATCAGACGCGCAGGAAAATAAGTTATTATGTTAATGTTTTTAAACCGATCATCAATGCTATGGTTGATCCTTGCTTTCAAGGCGAGATCAGGCGCGAAACTACAAACGAACTATTTGAGGCTTTCATTGACAACTGCGACAACGCCGGAACGTCGCTCAATACGTTTATGAAAAACGCTATTAAACATGCGCGGCTGTTCTCACTCAATTTCATCGTGATGGATAATCTCACGGCTGATGTTGTGGCACAAGCGCAGACTGCAGAGGAGATGAAAGCACAACGCGCATTGCCGTACATCTACGAGCGCAAGCCGCAACAAGTGAAAAATCATGTTTGCGACGCGCAGGGCAAGCTGGTATCAATCACGTTTTACGACAAGTACGAGGAAGTGAAAACCGGTGATAAAACAGAGTGCCGCCAGTATTTCAGGCAATGGGATAACCAGAACTGGAAGTTGTTTTACATTGTCAGAACTGATGGCAAAGAAATTACCATCGTAGAAGAAGAAGGAATACACGGTCTCGGTGTTATCCCGGTGGTAATTATCACGGCCTTTGCTTCCAGTGCGAAAATTAAAGAGTTTCCCGATCCGCAATTTTACAATTTAGCAGTACTGGTACATGGCCTGTTTAATAAAGAGTCGCAGGTTAATTTCATGGAGATTATGCAGACGTTTAGCATCCTCGTTACAAGCGGGTTAGGTGCAGGAGCGAAGTCGCTTGGCCCTGCTACTTTCCTCGATTGCGGCACTGATAGCAAATGGCCTCCACAGTACATTGCGCCTTCACAAGAGGGTATCAAAACGCTGGTAGATAACTGCGAACGGCTCAAGGGCGAGATAAAGGACGAGGCTAAACAGGCTGGTGTAGTGGGTGTGGTGGAATCGAAAAGCGGGATTGCAAAAGAATGGGATTTCCGAGCAGAGGAACAGGTACTCAAGGAAACAAGCGAGTGCGGGGAAGAAACAGAGGAAGACCTGGCGGTGTTGTTTGGTCTGTATATCGGCAGCGATATACCGTATGATGTAGAATATCCGCATTCATTTAGCCCTACTGCTGATAACGACGATATTACAACTGCATTATTGATACTCAAGGAGTTCCCGCCAGAATCTGTTAAAAAACTATTGTGGCTTGATATTGCAGAGCGCAGATGGAAAAATGATCCTGAGAAATTGCAGGAAATAAAGGATGCTCTTGAGGCTGATTTGATAGAAGCAACAGAGATAAAGAAAATGCAACTTAGTGAATCTATGACATTAACTAATCAAGGTGATGCAATAGGTGAATAAGATACAAAAAGCAGTATCTGATTTTGAGAAAAAAAACGGTGTATTGCTGAAAAAGGTTAGTGATGCACTGATTTCTACTATATCAGAAAATGATAGTGTATCTGTAATATCAGATAAAATCACTAAGATATACACAAAGTACAATGTTAAAAAAGAGACTAAAAATTTACTGCTTAATTACATTGTTGAATCTGTATCTATTGGAATTGGTACAGAAATAGCAGGAAAAAAGCGAGTAAATAGCTTTAAATATTGGTATGCAGAACACGCATACAATGCTGCTGGTGTACCGATTAAGACTACACTAAATTCTATTACTGATATACTGGCAGTAAAAAAAGAAATAACGCGATCACTTGCTGCCGGGAGTTCGTGGCGTAAGGCTGCACAGGATTTATCAGATAAAAAAATAATAATATCTGATGTGGCAAAAGATGTACAAAGTATTATAGACAAAGCAAGGGGTGTATATGGCCTCACGAATAGCTCGGAAGCTTACCAAGAGTACAAAAAAGAGATTAGCATTGTGCAGCATAGAATTAATCGCCTCACAGATCAAGATACCTCAAAACTTAAAAGGGCTTACCAAAACATACTGGATATTACAAATAAATCAAGCGCTGCACAAGTTGAAAATGCCATTAAATACGCATCATATTTCAAAGAACGATACAATACCGAAAGAATAGCACGTACTGAAATGGCAAGGGCTTATGGTGACGCTGCTTTTAGCGATGCGATTTACACTGACGATATTGTTGGAATACAATTTAATTTAAGTGATAGGCACGTTGAGTTTGATATATGCAATTTTCACTGCGAAGCTGATTTATACGGAATGGGTGCTGGGATATATCCAAAGGAACGCGCTCCAGAATATCCTTTTCATCCGAACTGCGTACTACCCGGAAATAGAATTTATTTCAGAGGCAATATAGTCGCTGCATCCAAGAGCTTTTACCGTGGCGATGTCGTTGAAATAACCACGGTATCCGGAAAGCGATCCACCG